AAATGGTCGGCGCAAGTTGTCTGCAGCGTTTACCATGTGCCAGGCTACAAGGTCAGCGTCGAGCCGCTGCCATCGCACATCAATATCCAATCGCTAAATTGTGAATACTACGCGCAAGCTTTGCAATCGCATATCGAGGAAATTGAAGAGCTGCTCGATTATGCGCTTGGCATCGGCGAAGCAATCGGCCTCGGAACGGAATTCGATACCGATAATCTGCTCCGGATGGATACCGCAACCTTGGTCACGACCATCAAGGATGCAGTTGGCGCCGGCGTGATGGCGCCGAATGAAGGCCGGGCAAAGTTTGATTTGAAACCGGTAATTGGTGGTGAGTCGCCATATCTACAGCAACAGAATTTCAGCCTCGAGGCGCTGGCCAAGCGTGATGCACAGGCCGATCCATTCGCGCCGGCAACACCGCCGAAGCCACCAGCGCCAGCAGCGGATGTAAAGCCGCCACCTGATGCGCAAAAGCTTGCCGCCATTACGCAAAAGTTCACGGAAGCATTGAGGGCCGCATGATGAGCGAGGATGAAATTGCCGCCCTTGCCAAGGGCGTGGCGCCATTCGTGCGCGAATGCGTGGCTGAAGCTTTGACTGTATCACCCGAGCTCGCCGGACAAATCGCAAGCGCGGCACGCCTGCTGCACGAATCGCCGCCGATTGAGGAGCGTGCGGCACCGCGGCTCGTGCGCGTCGAGCGCGATGAGCAAGGCAATTTCGTGCCGGTTTATGGCGAGCCGCAAGCATGATTGAACTTTCGCCAACTGCCGCCGATGCCATGCTTGATGTGCTGTCGGCATTGATGGATGGCGGCAATATTGAATTGATGGCGAATAATGGGCGTCTGCTTGCGGTGCTGAAACTGTCGAGCCCGGCCGCAATGGCCGCCGTGGATGGCGAGCTCGAATTCAATGCCATTGCCGAAGAAGATGCCGCGCTTGCACAAGGCAATGTAGCATCAGCGCGCATTGTCGGAGCGGCCGGCGATGAATTATTGACTTGCGATGTCGGCGACGAGAATTCCGAAGCAGTTATCAAACTGAATACGACCAAGATTTATCGCGGCGGTCCGGTTCGGCTCACATCGTTTATACTGGCGATGCCATAATGGCGCAACAACTCATCAATATCGGCAATGCACCTGGCGATAATACTGGCGATCCGGCGCGGAATGCGTTTGATAAATGCAATCTGAATTTTACCGAGCTATATGGGCGCAGCGCCAGCGTTAGCGGTTTTGCGGAATATAGATACGATAGTACGACCACGCCGCCGCCGGCATCGGGTGAGATCCGTGCCAATAATACGAGCGTCAGTGCGGTAACAGTTCTCTACTTCAACAACATCACGAGCAATGGTAGCGATATCAAGCGCGTGCTAACCGAAATGTCGATTGGCACGGTCATGGTCATTCAGGATCAGGACAACAATGTTAATTTCGGGAAATTCACTGTCAATGCAACGCCAATAGATCAGACGACTTATGTTCAGTTTCCGGTGACCGTTACAGATTCCGGCGGCACCCTGTTCAACAATGCGCGCTTGCTGGTCGCGATCATGGGCAGTGGTGGTGGCGGCGGCGGCAATGTCAGCAACGTCGGCACACCGGCGAATGGTCAGTTGGCCCAATGGACTGATGCCACGCATATTCAAGGCATCAACACTTCAACACTTGGCCTCGCGCCGCTGGCAAATCCAGTTTTTACCGGCGACCCACAAGCACCGACGCCGCTAACCGCCGATAATGATACAAGCATTGCGACTACGGCATTCGTTAAGGCGCAGGGTTATCTCACTGGCAATCAAACGATCACATTGTCCGGCGATGTCACCGGTTCCGGTGCAACCGCAATCACGGCGACGATCGCAAATGCCGCGGTCACCTACGCCAAAATGCAGAACGTCTCTGCGACCGGCCGCTTCCTTGGCAGGATCGCGGCGGGGGCAGGAAGTCCTGAAGAACTCACGGCGGCGAACGGCTGGACGATCCTCGGCATCATGCCGGCGGCAAACGAGCCGGCGCATACGGGCGATGTGACCAACTCCGCTGGTGCGCTGGCGCTGACCATCGCCAATAGCGCGGTGACCAACGCCAAGCTCGCCAATATGGCGGCGAACAGCATCAAGGGGAATAACACCGGCAGCGCTGCGGCGCCGATCGACCTCACAGGCGCGCAAGTCGATGCGATGTTGCCGGTATTCACCAGCGCCCTTAACGGACTTGCGCCATTAAGCGGCGGCGGCACGACGAATTTTCTCAGAGCGGATGGCACCTGGGCGGCGCCAGCGGGTGGCGCCGTGACGCAGCCGACGCAGCAGATCTTCACATCCGGCAGCGGCACCTACACGCTGCCTGCAAACTGCAAGCGCATCGAAGTAACGTGTGTTGGCGGCGGGGCTGGCGGAGCGGGCGGGGGAAGTAGCCCTGGTAACGGAACGGCGGGGGGCAATACGACTTTCGGTTCTTTAACTGCGGGAGGGGCGGCTGCAACCACATCGGGCTTTAATGCTGGCGCTCCTGGCACCGCAAGCGGCGGCACGCAAAATATCGGCGGCGGCTGGGGAACGGATGGTGGTACGGCTGTCACGGGAACCAATACGCTAGGTAGTCCGGGCGGCGCTTCTTATTTTGGCGGTGCAGGTGGCGGCGCTATTGCTAGAGCAGGGAATGCTGCGGCGGCAAATACTGGTTCTGGTGGCGGCGGTGGCAGCGGCGGGACTAGTGGTGTCAATACTGGCGCGGGCGGTTCGTCAGGCGGTACGGTGATTTATTACACAAATTCTCCTGCAGCAACCTATTCCTATTCCGTCGGTGGTGCCGGTAATGGCGGCGCAGCAGGGAGCGGCGGCTTTGCAGGCGGCAACGGCGCGGCGGGGATCATCATCGTGAAGGAATTCTACTAAGTGGCTGTCTTTGATGTCAGCCTTTACGAGCCGCCGGGATGGACTGCCGATTCGATCGCAGTCACCGCCGATTCCGTTGTTTATACCGCTGACGGTGGCCCGCTCGTCGGGGCGACTGAAGCTAACGATGCGGTTGTCAATGCTAATTTCGTTTATGCCGAAATCATTGAGCCGGTCGGCAGCGTTTGGACTGCCGATTCTACTGTCATCACTGCCGATTCGATTTATTGGACAGCAGATGGTGGCCCGCTCGAGGGTGCGCGCGACGTCGCAGATGCGCAGGTCATTTCTGCCATTGTCGAAGTGCCGATCGGCGGTGGCATTATGGCGCCGCGCCGTCCGCGCGCGGTCGTCGGTTTCGGCTATGGCATCTTGCCCGAGCTCGAGGGCGAGGCGATCGGCGCCATCGGCGTCGTCGGCGTGGCAGTTGCGAGGCTTCCTGATCTTTCCGGCAGAGCGGTGGGAACGGTTGGCAGTGCAGGACGCGGCGCGGCATTGATCGGCATCCCATCGATTGCGAGCAAAGGCGTTGCCGGCACGCGCGGCTCAGCTTCGGGCGCGATCATGAAATTAGACGCCGCCGCCATCGGTCGGCACGACGATGACGAAGCCGCAATGATGATATTTCTGCTTGCAGCATGAGGGCAACGGGCATGAGTGAAAACCCGATTATCCCGGCCCCGCAATATACGCTCAATGAGGCTATCGGTGTCTGCCTTGCCTTATGCCAGCGCGCTCTTGCTGAGGTTCGCGCGCTGGCGCGAATTCCAGGACCGCGGGGCGAGCGCGGTCCGCCCGGTGAAACTGGCATCAAGGGCGAACGTGGGCCAAAGGGTGAAACTGGTCGCAATGCCAGCGACTTGACGTTCTTGCAGGAATACATCGTCGACCAGCTTGATCGAACGCTCAAGGCTGGAAAGCTGACGACATCCGATGGAGGCCGCACATTGCAGTGGGCCATCGGCGATGCGGTGCATGAGATAAAAACCGCCATCGTACTCGATGCCGGCGTATGGAAAGATGGTACGACTTACGTCGCCGGCGATGGCGTCACGCTTGGCGGCTCGTTTTTCATCGCGCAGACCACGACAACTACCAAGCCCGGCAAGTCGGATGAATGGCGCCTCGCAGTCAAACGCGGCACCGATGGTCGCGATGCCCGACAGGAAGAAAAACACGCTGATATCATCAGGTTTAAGTAATGCACTCAATCCTGCAAATCCAAAGCGAAGATCCTCTCAGCGCCGGGCCTGATCTCATCACTCTCGCCGATCTCAAGCTCGCGCTTGGTATCACGGATACGAGTGAAGATACGGAGCTGCAGGCAGCGATTACGTTTCAATCACAGATCATTACCGACTATTGCAATCGCCGGTTTGGTCTAGCGCAAGCACTCGAGACCTTCACATTCGATCGCGGCGAAAACGTCCGCACACGCGAAGCTTTGACGCTCTCGCTTTATCCGGTCACGTCCGTTACCGATGTCTCGATTTCAGGTACGTCGACCACCGATTATAGTTTTGATCCGCCTAGTGGGCGGTTATGGCTGCCCTACACCTATGAATATTGGCAATCCGGCTATTATTGGTATGGCTACGGGCCGAATCCTATCGCCGTGACTTATTCGGGCGGATACACTCTGCCGGCGCAGTCGCCGGCCAGGCTACAGCGGGCGGTCATCGAGGCTATCAATCAGGGCCGTCAATCCGGCAATCGCGATCCTTCGATCCGCGAAGTGCAGCATGGCGATACTCGCATCACTTACGTCTCGCCATCGTTCGCCGCTGGATCGTCGGGGCAGCATTTAACGGCATCCGTGAGTGACCTCATCAAGCCATACCGACGCATGTACGTCGCATGATCGATTATAGCACTCTGCTTTATGACCCGGTCTATGCCGAGATTGGCGTGTCGGCAATGCTGACCACTACAGGAGGCGTGTTCGAAATTACCGTGATTGATGATACTCGCGCGAAAATGCAGACGAGTGGCACCGTCGACGTGCGCAGTGTCGGGCCGGGTGCCTTTGCCCGCGTTCCCGAATTGACTAATAAAGGCATAACTCGGGCTGATTACATTAGCAGCGTGCTTTCGTTCAATGGACGTATGTGGGTTGTACGCTCTTATGAATTGCGTGGTAGTCCCAATGGTGAGGATGTCGGCGAGGTTCATTTCTTACTGAGATCCGACTCATGATTGACGTTCGCGAGGATATTCTCGCGCGGTTAGTCGTAATCGTTGCGGCGATGCCGAGTATTAAGAACGTCTATCGCAATAATGTCGATCTGACCGAGGATCAATTGCCCGCTGCGGCGGTGCTCGATGGTGACGAGGAAACCGGCGATCATACCGACGCATCGATGCGGCCACCCAATCGTCCGACAATGGCGACGATGACGCCCGAGATCATCATTTTCAAGCTCGCGCCTCAAGTCGGTCCCGACATTAGCACGCTGCGGCGCGAACTCATCAAGCAGGTGCTTTATGATACCGAGCTTAACCAGCAAATCGTGAAAACCGGGCGATACGGCAACGGTGTAATTCGCTATCTCGGATGCCAGACTGATCTTGGATGGGAACGCTCGATGTTCGGGGCGCTTAAGGCCAATTTTCAGTTCAAGTATGCGCTGCGGCCCGACGATCTCTAGAAAAGGAGAACTATCATGGACGAGGTTACGCCGCTCACTGTTACAATGCCGAACGTCAACAACTATCATATAGGCAAAGGAGTCGTCTCATTCAAAGAGACGGGCCAACCGAGCTATGTCGATCTCGGTAATTCACCATCGTTCATTTATACCCCGACAGTGGTTAAAAAAGAGCATTTCTCATCGCGCCAGGGCATCAAGACCAAAGATTTCACGGCAATCACCGAGGTCGGTGCGACCATCAAATTCCATCTCGATGAAATCACGGGCACGAACCTAGCATTTTTCGCGCTTGCTACAATAACTCCTGGCACCAATCTTGTTACACTTAGCGGTCTGACGAAAACCGTCTATACCGGTGATATCCTGGTCACCGGTACAAATGCGATCGGTCAGCAAGTCGATTTCACTGCTACGGTTTCGTTCGTCCCAGCTGGTGATTTCAAATTTGTCACCGATACGGATGATTTCTCGGTCATCGAAATTGATGCCGAAGTGCAGAAAAATGCCACGGATGGCTCATTCGGAAAATGGACGATCAGAGAGGTTGGCACGGCAGGACCTCCTGCTCTCAATGCTGTGACGCCGAACACTGGCGTGGTAGCTGGCGGTACTGCGGTTGTTCTTATAGGAACAGCGTTTGGGGGTTCGACAGGCGTTACCTTTGCCGGTACTGCAGCTACCGGTTTCTCGGTCGTGAGCGCAACTCAGATCAATTGCGTGACGCCGGCGCACGCAGCCGGTGCCGTTAATGTTGTCGTATTGAATCCGAATGGCAACGCCACGCTCACAAACGGATTCACTTATGCCTGATCGAAAGGAACCAACATGGCAGATCTTTTAGATATCGCGCCTTCAACGGCGGCTGAGGCCGTCCATATCAACGGCGGCATGCGTCTGGTGGTGCATGGATTGAATGGCAATGCCATCGCATCCATCATCGCGCGTTTTCCAAAGCTTCAAGCGTTGCTCGGCAGCGGCAGCGGCAGCGGCAATATTGGCTGGCATTTGATCGAGCATTTCGGCGGCGCAATCGGACCGATCATCGCGGCCGGATGCGGTCATCTCGGCGATGAGGAACGCGAGCGGCGCGCAAGCAATTTATTAATGGAAGATCAATTGAAACTAATCACTGCAATAATTGGCCTGACCTTCCCAAACGGGTTTGGCTCCTTCATCGAGCAGATTACGAGATTGATGACCAAGGCAGACGAAGGAGCAAAGACTTACAAGGTCCGCTTGCGGAAATTGCCATCAACATCACCGCCCTCATCCGACGTGGATTCCCGCCCGACTATGCAATGATGCTTACGCCGCGGCAAATCGCGGCCTATCTCGAATTCAGCGAGCAGCTTGATCGTATCGAACGGGCCAATGCGCTGTGGATCACAGCCACCGCTGCACAAGGCAACGAAAAGACGATCGAAGCAACACTCAAACAATTGACTAGACCACATGGTACTAAGACTTAGGGTCAACTACAGCCCGGCGGCGTGGGCCAAGACAATGACCAAGAGTCAGGGCGCGGTATCGGAGGCTGCGGTCGCTGCGCTACGTGAAGTAGCCGCCCTATCAGTGCAAGAAGGCCGCCTGAATATTGCAGCCTCCGGCCGCCGCTTCGCTATGAATGAAAAATGGGTCCAGGGTTTGCAATATCGCACGAAGGACGCAACGAAAGGCGGCGAAGCGTCGCTGCAGGCAAAAGCAATCATTTTCCACAGATTCGGTATTGCTGGCGTCTTCGAACACGGCGCCACCATTGAAGGCAAGCCGCTGATGTGGATACCAACCTCGCCCGATCTGCCGCGAATCCGCAAGTCGGGAAAGAAATTGGTCTTCGCCACCATCCGCGGTCAACCAGTTGCATTCGATGCTGCTGACCGCGCGCGCGATCGCAAACCACTCTATGTTGGGATCAAGTCAGCTCAGATTGCCAAGAGGTGGCACATAACTGAGATCGTCAAGGCGAACGTGAAAAAATTCAGCGCGCTGTTCGTGAAGCATTTCAAGGTCGGCTGACATGGCGGAAAGCCTTAAAGTTGAAGTCGGACTTGAGGGCAGCGACCAACTTCAGGCCGATCTTACTAAGCTTGGGCAAGCCTTCAAGCAACTCGGCGGTGAAGTAGCGCAGTTTGCGGCATCATTCGCCGAAATTGCCGCCATTGCCGGCGCTGCTGCCATTGTTGCTGCTGCCTCTGCAGTTATCAAATTCAGCAAAGCTGTCGAGGAAACGAATAAGCAGCTCACTCAATTACAAAAAGTCAGTGGAGCAAATTTTCAACAGTTATCAGGATTGCAACAGGTATTTGAGGCTGGCGGGACCTCGCTCAACAAGTTTGTAGCTCAATTCGGCAATCTGTCTGAAGAAATTCAAAAAGCGGATATAGCGCGCTACACGCGGCAATGGGGCGATTGGGACAAGGAATTCACCAAGTCGGTTAACGACCTCGATTTATTGCGTGGCAAGTTTGACAGCCTCGCCGCTGGACAGGCGCAAACCTTTTCCAAACTGAGCACATTCCAAAATCAGGTCGAGGCGTTAAAGGAATCTCTCGCCAAGGTCGCAGATCCGCAAGCACAATTGTTCAAACTCGCCGACATCTTCCGGACCCTGAGTCAACAGGGTGCGCAAGGCGTTGCTCTCATGGAGCGCTTTGGCAAGGCGCTCGGGCTATCTCCGGAATTCATAAATACGCTCAGCCAGGGCAGTGCCGCGATGAAGGCGCTGCAGGCCGAGACGGAGCGGCTTGGCCTCACGCTCACGACCAGCAACCAGCAAGCACTGCAGCAGATGGCACAGGGCTGGAATCAATTCAGTGCGCTCGTATCGGCGGCGTTGCAAAAGATAGCTGCGGCGGCTGCGCCGGCCTTTGCCAATTTGCCTGATATTGCCAAACAGGCATTGTCTCGCATTGTTCAAGATTTTGAAACGCTGCCGCTGGATCAAGCAATAGCCAATCTTCCGGCGCGGCTCGGGCCGGTATTCACTGGGGTTTTTGAACAGTTATCCCCGATCGTGGTTCAAGGGGGAATGGCGCTCGGGGTTGCACTGGTGGATGCGTTTGCCTCGTCGGTGCGCGATGCCTTTTCAACTATATTCAGCAATCTCGGCTCGGAGCTCGAACAGAACTGGGAAATCCTAAAGGAAAACATCCGGCGCGGCGCGGCGGATTTGGGCCTGGGCGGTGGTGGGACCGCTGGCGGTGCCGGGTTTGCCGGTGGCGGTCTCATCGGCGGCTATGGCACTGGCACCTCGGACAGTAATCTTGCTTGGGTCTCGCGTGGTGAACACATCATGCCGGCGGCGGCGGTAGCTCAGCCAGGCGTGCTGGCGTTCCTCGAGGCGCTACGCAGAAGCGGCGGAAACCTTTCACGCGTGCTCGACGGCCTGGGGCGGTTTGCGTTCGGCGGTCTAGTGCCGCGGTCGATTCCGGCCTTTGTCGATGGTGGGCTCGTTGGAGGCATGAGCAGCGTCACCATTCACTTTCCCGGCGTGCCGCCGATTAGCGGCCTACGCGCCTCGAGCGAGGTCGTCGGCGAATTACAACGAGCCGCAGCCTTGGCGCAGGTCCGTTCCGGCGGCCGCAAGCCGAGTCGATATTCCTAATGCCTCTGACGATTTCTCCGCCTTACACATTGCTTACGATCGATTTGATCGATTTTTCTGATTATGCTGTCCGCGGCATTACCATGACACTCACGCCAATCGACCAGGCTAAGAACCTGGCGCGCGACTGTCGCGGCGCATTGGCGGATATCTCGGTAGCGCAATTTCGACAATACAAAATTTCGATTACCTGCACAGATCATGAGGCCCCTGTACTCTCAGGCATATGGCCCGGCCAAGATATCACCATCAATTGCATTCCTGGTTTGGGCGCCTCTAATGCCTCTGGTGATGTGCTCAATATTCTCGCCAAGGTGACGAGCTGGAATACCTCGCGGCCGGAATGGGATGCCGAAGTGGCTTGGCAGCTTGAGGCTGAGCAGAGAGGGCCTTGAGCAATGCCTGCCGGCTGGCCCTATTTTGCCTGGATCGATCCGACCGAGACGACATTCACGTCCGCCCATATGCGCTGGGACGAACAAGTCTTCTCATTCAAACTGTCGGAGGTGGAAGGCGATCCCGCAAGCTTAACTACTATCGTGCGTCGGCCTCGCAATGCCGCTGGTGATCCGATCGGTTTACTCGGGCCTGGCCGCAAAATTTGGGCATGGTTTGCACTCGATTGCGGTCCGGCATTGGTTAAATTTCGCGGCCGACTCGTTGGTGTCCCGACTAGCATATTCGAAGACTTGGTCACGCTCGAATTCGTGGCAAAGCCGATCGATCTAGTAGCACAAAAGGATGCATTGGCGAATTCATTGCGCGTGCTGCCGTTCTATGACGATGTCGTCATTGATCCGGCGCGCCGCACCGATCCAGATCTCGTGCTCGAGGGTTATACTAAAATTTGGCATTATGATCGCGAGACTCACGTCATCACGGTTTCGGATGAAATTACTGGCGAGGATGGCACTGTTTCATTCGATGGTGCCAGTGATGATGGGAAAGTACTTTATGATGGGCTCGGTCTTACGCTTACGAGCGGCCCGCTGTCGCGCGTTGATGTCACTGCCGAATATACCTGGACGCAATTGGCGGATGGCACTGTTGATTTGACGCCTTCTTTGACAACTGGCGGCGTAATATCTTCTTATTCATTGGAAGCCTCCGATTGGCCAAAAGCCGGCACGTCGATCGGCAATGGTTGGGAGGTTAGTTCCTCGAGCGCTCGGAATGTGAGCGATTTAACTGTTCGCACTGTTACTGATAGCGGATCGCTAACTGTCGAATCACCGGATGGATCGGTGAATAGAAGCACGTTCAATACGTCAAGCAGTTATTGCGCGACCAGAGGCATTCCGCTTCCGCTCATCATAAATCAAGATTCGTGGCAAGCAAATTATAGCACGGATGATGACGGTCTTCTATATTGTTCATCATTCACTCGAAGTTATTCGTCAACTCAAGGCTTCCTTGCATTACAAGTTATCGAGCCGACTCTACAGGCAGGGTATAAAGCTGAGCGACCTTGCAAAGAAATCGTAACAATAACCTTATTCGCCGATGTGCAGCATATTTTGACTGATCCGACAGACGGGGAGGCATTGCGAATTGATAATATTCGTTCTGTCAATCTAAGTGATGGCCCGTCGCCACCAATCGGCGATCCGCGGCGACGATCTTACATTGCAACCGCACGAGGCAATGAAAGTATCAAATATCTGATTCTGTTGGCGCGGGCACATCTCATGAAGCGAGCGCGAGTTGTCGAAATTGCATTTGCGCCTAAATTATCCCGCATGCCAGAAATTACATTGCGCAAAAGCGCATTTCTGGCTGATCCTCGGATCGGGCAAGCGGTCGGGAAAATCATCGGTTATTCGCTTGCACTCGATGGATCGGATGGCCGTATCAAATGCGAGGTCCGTATTGGATGCCCTATCGGTTATGGCGGGTTAGTAACAGCCGTCGTGGGAACGCCGACATATTGCGACATCGCTTATACAGGTTCTGATTATCAGCAGTTTATCGACCGCACCGTCTTAATTGACAACTCAGTCGGATATGGACCGCCAAATTCTGCACCGGATGACGATGGAATCGAATTTCTGGCGGGCGCTCTCAATATAAGCAACGCATTTGATCAGCCAGTCGCTATTGAATTCGGATCGGACGAGCAGGAGAGCATCATAACGAGTGCTCCACCGGTTCCAAGTGGGGGAATATATACGACTTCGCTATCCGGCGATTTCAGCGAAGACATGCTTGCGGCACGAGCCCAATATGTTCAAAATCTGCTCGATCAACATGAAACTCGCATAACCTTCAAGCTCAAGAGTATGAATCGCGCATTTAGCACCAATTACGCGATCAATACTACGCACTTGCAGATCCCGACCGGTTACGATTTGGAGGCAACATAAATGGCAGGCTTTGAAAGTGTCGTCAGACCGTCCGTTTTTCCTGATACTCGACCAACATCCTCACCCGCTACACCTGTAAATGATCCCAATAGCGGTAAAGGGCTCATCACTGGCTCGAGTGGAAAAACGATCAATCTTCCATTTAGCTTTACTCTGACTGCTTCGGAATCGAGAATGAGCGAAAGAAGACGCCGAGTCGATGTCGCGCGTGTCTATCAAGCAAATGATGATGGCACCGTTAATCGCGACAGTTTCGTCGATATCAATGTCGTAAATAAGCTATGGATGGACGAGGCCGGGATAACAAACATGCGGTATTATAGACGTGTTGAGCCGGCCGATAATATTGAAATCAAGGAAAAAGATAAAGAGATAGGAAGTGGCGGCTAATGAAGGTTAGGGTGAGCTAACTGCAATGGCAATCGTTTATGTCACTTCGGGCTCATGGGGCAGCGGTACAGGTGCGCCGCTTGCCGCGAGTCAAGTGGATGGCAACTTTTATGATGTTGATACTCGTATTGTTGATCTTGGAGGTCAGTTAGCCACCGGCAAACGTATTGATACTGTTACTTATACGCCGACTAGTATGACATTTCATTATACTGATTCAACCACACAAGTCATTCCATTACCGATCGCTGTGCTCAAATATGTTGGAGCATGGGCAAACAGCACGCCATATCAACGCGGTCAAATGATTACCGCCGATAATGGCTTCTATCAAGTGCTTCAAGATCATACAACGCCGGCAGCGCCGGCACCTTTTGATCCGAATGCAGTCGATGCTTCCAGCAATCCGCTTTATCAACTTTGGATGCCGATCCGCGATGTCAATTACGATGCCGCGATCTTCCTTCCCGGTAGTATCCAGCGCACCGCAGGCGAATTACTGACGCAGTTCGTTGCCAATCGGAGCATGAACCTAGCCGCAGGAACCGCAGGAGCTTATGCCTATCTCGATGTTGCTAACCCGGCCGGCGCCACCAGCATCATCCTATCGATCCAGAAAAATGGCACAGAGATTGGCACTATCACGTTTGCCGCCAGTGCGCAGACTGGCAGCTTTGTTATTCCGGCAGCAACGAGCTTTGCAGCTGGCGATCGCTATGGATTGCGGGTTACGCAATCCAATAGTCCCACGCCATCCGGCTTATCGGTCACGCTGCCATTCATTCGTACGGATATCTGATGCACAGTGCTCTATGGTGGAATGCGGTTTTATCGCATGCAACCGATCCGCTGACGTTCTTATTGCTGGCTGCAGTTGCACCGTTCCAGATGGATTTTTTGCAGCAAATCATCAACGTGAGATTTGGCGGAGTCGCGGTTGAGTTTCAGCCGGGCAACGCTTAATGGGATTCCTAACTCTTGATACTGATATCGCTCACTTAAAACGTGCCGTGATGTCAATTTGGTTTCGAGTATCAAGCGACGCGCGCGATGCTGCTCGCGCAATAGCTGTAGAAGATCCTTTATCACGGGTCTTGCATGGGGTAATTCCGCTCGTCACATGGGGAGCACAGCAAATCGGCCACACAGCATCGATAGTTTCCGTCTGGACCGGCGCTGTCCAGCCAGGCGGCGCTCCGATTATGACGCAAACACTTGGGGGCGGTCCGGACTATTTTATGAATCCCTCTTATATTGGCATCCATGTTGGCAGTGATCTTAATCCTCAAGATCCGCCTGTTTTGGAACTCTTTATTCAAGCTAAAGATTTTGCGACTGGCAGCAATATGTTTTTTTTGATCACAGGTTGGGCCGGGACTGCTACCGGCGCGAATTACCATCATCCGGGTAGTCCATTTGATGGCGCTCCGATCTATATCAATGTGGTATTCAATCAAACAGACATTACTACTGAGCGCATGGCGCTCGCGCCTGATTTTTTCCATAACATCGGAACTGCAGGCGTGGTCTTCGACCAATGGCATCACTTGTTAATCTCGTGGGATTTGGATGGTCGCCGGATGTGGTGGGCGCTTGATAACGCGGACCAGGGCGGCGGTAATGATTTCAACTCAAATTGGGAAGGCTTTGCCGAGCCCGATCTCGGCGAAATTGCCACACTTGTCGTCACAACTCTTCCGACAAAGCCGGTTAGCGTTCCCGCTCACGGTAGTGTCAGTTATACGACTCCTGAGGGGGATTCTTCTTCCAAGACGGGAGCTCAGCACGTGGAACTGGCCGAGCTACAGATTTTTTCTGACGTTACTTTGGACACCGCCATTGAATCAAATCGTCGTGCCTTTATCGACTACAAGCGGGATGAAGATGGCAACATCATTCCCGAAGCTGATGGAACCAACAAGCTCAAGCCGGTTGATCCAAAGAAAGCCGAAGATCTGTTAGGCAAGCGGCCGGATATTTTACTGCACGGCAGCCCCAAATGGATCGATGGTAACAATACCGGCACGCTCGGTATGGATGAGAGCGGCAACAAGATTGATAGTGGACAGTTCACTCCGACTGGTAACATCAAGCAATATTCACCCGATCCGAGCATTACGGCTCCATGAATGCTTGTCTGTAATGTCAGCCTGCGACCTCAACAGCATGCGCTCGCAGCCGCATTGGTGGAAGCTGCCGCGGCAAATGATGCATCTACGACCGGGGCAGTATCATTTGCCACGCTGGTCGACGATCCAGCCTCGGTGCGCGATACGGTCGACGCCTATCTTGGCTCGATCATGGTCGAGGCCGCGGCCGCCGCCGATCATCTCACTACCGGGTCGCTGTACGCTGGCCCAATCGTTGAGGCAGGTAGCGCACTCGATACGCCGGTCGGGGCGATAGTACCGGCAGGAACGACGTGGAATCCGTCCGATCGTGGCACGGCTAATGTCGTTCTGAGCAACGGCAATTTGAGCTATGGCGTAGGCGCGAGCAACACTTCTAGCGACGGATGCAGATCGACTAAAAGCCAGACAACCGGGAAATTTTATTTCGAAATCACCTTCAATTATAGCGGGGCAACCTCTGCCTATGTCGGGATAGCTACGGGCGCGGCCTCTTACAGTGGCATCAATACGAATGGCAATGCTTCATTGATTATTACTGGCGCCGGCGGGAGCATTTTCTTCAATGGTAGTTTCACGGGAACCAGCATAACGGCGCCTGCTACGGGAAATGTAATCTGTTTTGCTATCGATCTCGTTAATAGCCGGGCTTGGATCAGGAACGGAGCAGGCAATTGGAATAATTCTGGTACAGCGAATCCGGCCACCAACACTGGTGGAATCAGCATCGCAACTCTTTTCCCAACGAATGCGGCCTATGCGGTGGTGGTATCGAATGTTGCGAGCGTTAGTCCGATGATCACCGCCAATTTTGGAGCGACGAGCTTTGCCCAAACGGTTCCAAGCGGCTTTTCCGCTTATGGATAGAGGGAGAAATCCAAATGACTGAGGAACGCGCAGACGCGCGCGAATACCACGACGCATCCGTGATCCGAGGCAGTGGTCTCGGTGAGCTCGCCGAGGCACATGGCCGTTATGAGATCGAATGCATTGGCGCGGATGGCAAGCTCAAATGGCGAGAAGTGATCGATAACATTGTTCAAACCGTCGGCAAAAATCTGGCGCTCGATACCTTTCTCGCGGGCACAACTTACACGGTGACTGGCCCTTATATGAGCCTGATCTCGTCGATTTCTTTCACGGCGGTGAATGCAGGCGATACGATGGCCTCGCATACGGGCTGGCTCGAGGCCGGCGGCACGAATGCTCCCACGTATTCCGGCAACCGCAAGACCGCGACTTGGTCGGCAGCGGCATCGGGATCAAAGGCACTTTCGGCGGCACTCTCGTTCGGGATCACGAGTTCTGGAACGGTCAAAGGCGCATTCCTCTGCTATGGCACCGGCGCATTGGCGACGAAGGATGACACTGGTGGTGTGCTGTGGTCGGCCGGGACATTCACGACCGGCGACAAGGCCGTCGTGAATGGCGATACGCTCAATGTAAATTATTCAACAAGTCTATAAGTTCCGCGCCGGGCTGAACTGACAAACGACGGCGACTTGGCGCGGGGACGGCGGGCGTATATCCACACCGCTCGCCGTCCAAATTTCGGGAAATCGCGTATGACCAATCTGGCCGTCAGTTTGATCGTGGCCGTACAGGTGATTATGGCTGTAATGCTGAGCATGCTGATGCTCCGCAACGGGCGTGGCAACGGGCCTCGCTATGAGGTTGCTAGCGAGCAATCGCACCCGTATGAACTCTCGGCAATCAATTCGAGATATAGCAGAACTGAGCTTTATGCGGGCGTGATACCTGATACTAAACTATTGGAGCTCGACAAAGTGGCACTTGATGAAGCTTATCGTTCCCAAATCCATAATCTTTGGACGGTATGGCTCAAGGGCCAGGCTGGCGACCCGCAATATTTTACTAATGGATTGAAGATTGCCCGGCGCGCCTATACTCAAGCATCGGAACAAATTGCCAAGCGCGAGCAGGAACTCAAGGAGAAACAAAAATGAAGATCGTCATGAGCAGCGGACACGGCAAATACGTGCGCGGGGCGCAGGGCATCATTTCAGAAGTAACCGAGGCAAGAAAAGTCGTGGAGACGGTAGCGGCAAAATTGCGCGCTGCTGGCGAACAGGTGATCACCTTTCATGACGACGTATCGCACACGCAGGACGAAAATTTGAACCGCATCGTGGACTTTCACAATGCGCAGGGGGCGCATGATCTCGATGTTTCGGTGCATTTCAATAATGCCTACGATGCACCTTACTCGAAGCCGATCGGCACCGAATGTTTTGCGTATGTTCCCAATGATCCCTTGGCAGATAGCGTATCCTTCGAAATCGCTACAGCCTCCGGTCTTATAGATCGCGGCGGAAAGGATGGAAGCAATCTTTTTTTCATCAACAGTACGGCGGAAAAAGCTATTTTGGTCGAGGTATGTTTTGTCGAAAGCGAACCTGATGTGACTGCCTATCGGCGATACTACGATGGCATTTGCGCGGGTATCTGCGAAGCAATCACCGGCCAGGATTTCGAACGGCCACCGATCGAACAACCGCCCGTACCTGGACAGTTTATGGCAAAGGGCACTGTCTCATGGTTTGGTGGCCCCGATGATGATGGCGTATCGGCGTCGGAAGGGCTTGCGATGTGGTATGAATATGGGGAGGCACCCTGGCTGTTCTTGCCCGAGCAGCCATCCGGCACGAGCGGACTCGCCCGGCGGCTAAATCCTGGTATTCCATATTGCGCTGCGCGTTGGGATTATGATGTCACCAGCAAGGAGGCGCTGCGCCGGCCATCGGTGCAGGCACTCGTGCGTAATCCGGCGAATGGTCGCGAGATACTTTGTTACGTTGCGGATTGGGGACCGCATGAGGAGCAGACTGGCCGGGCAATGGATCTCTCGCCTGCAGCCATGACGGCGCTCGATCTTGATACGGACGATGAAGCAATTCTCGTCTATCCGGCGCCTTGAAGGAGGATTCAAAATGACCTTCGCTCTTTGCTACTGGATCTTGATGCTGATTTGGTTAGTGTTCGGCATCCTGTCGCATTTCGGCCTGGTGAGTGGGGCCTATATGGCCGCAGGCAATACGGTGCTGCTATTTATTCTCTTCCTGCTCTTGGGCTGGAAGATCTTTGGATCGCCGATCCATGACTAGGCAACCGCCGGCTATTTGGATCTTCATCGCGCTCGCGATGATAATTCTGTTGATCGCCGCTTACGGCTATTTCACCGGAGCGTGGCAACCGATAGATTGATCTGTCCCACATGGACATCCCTGAACTATCCCCGGCCGGCGCTGGCCCAAATTCAGCCGGCCGGATTTTTTATGTGGAGTGCTCAGATTAGTAGTTGCATCGCGGCGAGAAGGGATTGCAGCTAGGGCGAGGCGTGCTCCACCACCGATATGAATAGCTATACGTAGTCCGCAGCGGTCGAGAATTGACTGAGCTGCTAGGTATCGATATCGGCTCTTGTAAATCCTGTATTGCGGCCTGCAGTGCCTTCTTGTTCTTGCGGATATCTTCTAGCTTGATGGCCTCGGCAAACCGTTGCGCAGCGATTCGCCGCGCCTCATCTCGTTCTTCGTCGGCGACTTGCCATGCCGGCTTTTCAATTCTAACTTGAGCTTCTTGTTTGGGCTGTTGCGATATTGGATATGCGGAAGGCGGTGGGGATTTATGTAAACTCAAAGCGCCCACGATAAGGATCAAAATCCAAATACCAATGAATGTGCGGAATGTCATTTTCATTTTCCTTTTCCAATGGCTCATGTATATGCGAAAACGGCATAATTTGCAATAGGGTACAAATTTTTGACCTTTATGCGGATTTGGCCTAAAATTCTCTTCCGCATATTCGGAAAGGGTGAAATCGATTCATAACAAGCGCCATAAACAGCTGGTTGAACTTATCCTTGCCGAGCGCAAGCAGGCTGGCATTCGGCAGGTCCAGCTCGCCAAGAAGCTGAAGCGTTCTCAAACCTGGATTGCCCGGCTTGAGAGTGGCGAGCGGCGGATCGACGTGATCGAACTCATCGATCTGGCCGACGCGATCGGCTTCGACGCCCCGGCCATTGTTGCTGCGGTGCAACAGGGCAAAAAGTGATTATTTGAACAGGTCAGCCGGATTGCAGCGCAACGCGGCGGCGAGTTCCTTGAGGCGGTCGCTCGGTATTCTGGCGCGGCCATGCTCATATGCTTGGATCGTTCCGACCGATACGCCGATCCGCTTGGCGAGCCAGCCTTGGGAATAGCCGCATGCGTGGCGTTCCTCGACCAGGCGCGCGCCGATCTTGCCATCCATCTTGCGTTTCATTAGCCGCCCCAACAACGTGTAAGTTTCGTGTAAGGTCTGTGTAAGTTAAATGACAGAAACCGACTATTCAAGTTTCAAATATTAGACGCGACGGTTTGACACTTGCGGAAAAAAGCCTTTAAGCGTCAAAGCGCCGTGGAGCGCCCAATTTTGACACTTGCGGCGAAATTGCTAGAGAAATCAACGGATGCCCCGCTTTGTTCTGAATCGGGCCACTGGAAATTTTGCTCGTGAATTCAAAGGGTTAGTGCAAAGTGTCAAATCTGGCGGCAGTTTTTTTGACTATGCTTATACCGCGCCCAGCGAACGACAATGGTCAAGGATCATTGCCTCTGATGGACACCGGCTAGAATCCTGCAATCAACTTCGCCATTGCCTGCCCTGCCGCCTGCTTGCGATCATACGCGGCCGTATAGCGCGCGATCTCTCGCAGGCTTAGGTGGCCGGTGATGGCCGCGATCTGAGGCACCGAGCAGCCGAGTTCCGCAAGGCGGCGGGCGCAGGCTTTGCGCAGGCCGTGGGGCACGCAGCTCGAGGGCAGGCCGGCAGCGAGCACGGCGCGGCGGAACCATTTGTTGAATTCGCGCTCGTTGACCGGCGCGCCGCGGGCGGTGGTGAGGAACGTCAAGTGCTCGTTGGGGCAGGCGGCGATCGCGGCGGTGAGCTCGGGATGGACCGGCATCGAAACCTCGACGCCGGTCTTGCGTTGCTTGATGGTCAGCACGCCATCGCGGAAGTGCTGGCGGCCCATGCGCAGCACGTCGCTACGGCGCTGCCCGGTGTGGACGAGCAGCGCAAGAGCAAGACGCTCGCGAGTGCCAATGAGCCAATGCGCCTCGAACTGCGCGATCTGCTCGTCCGTCCAGGTGTCGTGGCCTTCAGTCTTGGGCAACTTGATCTTGATGCCGGCGGTCGGGTCAGCGGCGAGCATCTGTTGCGTGACCGCCCATTCACAAAATGGTCGGATTGTAATGAGAGTGGTGCGGGCGACGCCGGTCGTTGGCATGTTGGCGAGCAGGCGGTC